GCGACTTACTGACGCACCATATCCTAGGTCATCAAGCTGGTCAAGGGTCAGGTTGGAAGTCACAATGGTGGACTTCATGTTCTGGTATCGGCTCTCAATGAGTACATAGAGGCGCTCGGTAACCCAGTCAGTCGCCTTCTCTTTCCCGAAATCGTCAAGAACCACCACCGATGCCCTTTCAAGCGCAAAGGACCACAGGTCCTGGGCCTTACTTTCGCTGTATTTAATGCTGTCACGCAGCTGATCCATGAAGATCGGCACGTTGATGAAGCGCATGTTCTGTTCAACCATCGTTTTTGGGTCGCGATAGATCTCCGCACTGGTCTCGGAGAGCCTCTGCAGCCCCCATAGCCGTGCAATCTGTCGCATTGCAGCAACGGCAAGGTGTGTTTTGCCTACGCCAGGAGCCCCAAGCAGTGCAAATCCACGATCTTTCGGGTTCTGCAGGGCTGCCCACTCAGTTGCGACCTCATATGCCTTCGCCGTTTTGTCAGTTACGGAAAAATTGTCAAACGAGTGCGGCAAATACCTCTCTGGTACGCCAGATTTGGTCAGAACTCCGCTTTCGTACATCGCAGTATCAGGATTCAACGTATTCATCACGGCTGAAGCCTCGCTCATCATTGCTCTCCCTCTTCTTTCCTCTTTTTTTGTCAACAATTTTCTGTAAATAGTCCAACTGGTCGCCCTTTGTGTCCTTGATCGCCACATAGCAGATCACTGACATCAAATCCTCAATCCCAAGCGGGTATTCCTTGTAGATCTTTGCCATTCTGGCGTACTGCGCCTTGGTGAGAGGCTTTCCGCTGACAGCAGCAAGGAAATCTCCAACGGCTCCAGACTTATTGCCGACTGAAACCACGTGCGATAGCCACTGTGGCAGCGTTTTCCCTGCTATTCCTTTACTTTCCTCGCTTCGCGCAGCCCCGGAACCATCGTCTTTAGGATCTTTCGCTCTGGAAGTAGTTGCGGATGACTTTCCCATTTATCACAAATCTCCCTGTACTCACATGTCGCGTGCGCCCATGATGAAGGGTTAGGATAGACCCCTTTCTCCTGCGCGTCAAGAAACGCCCTCACCGAGATGTAGAGTTTATCTAGGGAGTCCTGCCCCCTGCGCGTAACCCTACGATCAACGTTTGGCGACTTCGCGCTCTTGCTGATGATGTTAAAAGTTACTTCTGGGTCATGATCAAAGTTTTCGCGAACAGCGAGAACATACGCGGTTGCCTGAATGTCTCCGTGCTCCCTTCCCGCCTCCCACTTCCTTGATGCGGTCTTGTGCTCAACAACATCCTTCGTTGTTGTGATCATGTCCACCTGTGCCTTTAGCTTTATCGGCAACTTGCCAAGTCGGCTGTGCTTAATCTCGGCAAACATCGTGCGCTCAACCGCATGAGCGACCCAAGGGTCACCTTCGGTGAGTGCCGCGCGGAGCATCTCCTGACCCATCGCCTGCTGACCAATTGGGTCCGCATCCTTCTCTGACATCCAGTCAACCTTGGCAGATTCAATTGCATAGGTTGTCTTATACGCCTCATATGCCTTGCCAAGATCACCCTGCTTCTTTGCCCCAGCAACTGGCTCGTACCAGTGTTGCAAGCCAGAGTGGACAGCGGTTCCTAGCGCAAAGAATGGCGTGGTCTTATCAGTCCAGAGACCAAGGCGATACTTGTACCACCAGCGCAGCGGGCAAGAGAGAAACTCTCTTAGCTCGCTAACGCTGATATGTTCTGGGTGCCGCTCTTCGTAACGGATCAACTCCATCAGGCAAACTTCGCGCGCTTGTTCTTCCAAGCGTTCTGAAGCAGCCCGCGCTCATTTTCGGTCAAATCAAGACCAGCGATATCCTGCCCAACCCTCTGTAGTTCGGCGGCATCGTTCGCAACATCAATCGCATCAAGCCAGTTGGTGACAATCGGGCTCTCCTTGATTTCAATGTCGCCAAAGATGTCCTTAGCCGCAGCAACGATTGGATCTGCCTTTGGTGCAGTTCCAGCCTTGGCGCGAATCTCGTCACCAGACGCAACCTTCTTGGAGGGAAGACCGGCCATCACAAGTGCTCGACCAGCGGCGCTCGTCTCGGTGTTCTCCAACTCCGAACCGCGCGTGTATGGCGTGCTGCCTGGGATATTCATTGACGAGTGACCAACCCCTGCTGGCTGCTCGTCTGGTGTCTCGCCCCGGTATGCAGCAGCCTTAACCACTACAACCTTGTCAGTAATCTGAACAATCTCGGTGACGATGCGTCCGCTTGGATACGCCTCATACCAAGCCCTGATGCGGTCCGCTACTTCTACGTAGTCTGCCGCGAATGCCTTGCGCTTCTCTGGCGCTGGGTTATTTCCGTAAACCATTTCTTCCTACCTTCCCTTCTTGAGCTCTGCCGCTCTGAGCAGATACTCCCTAAACAACTCTTCCTCGGGAACCCCAAGGAAGTCGCTAATCTTAGCCCTCATTGGCTGGCTCATCTTCACATGCCCAAACCGCAGGTCCCGAAGGTACTGCGGGTGACACTCTAGGTATTTTGCCACGACATCGTGTGGAATGCAAGAGTCGTCAATGATCTGCCAGATGTGTGCGCATGCCGCGCGCTGCATCAAGCGCCATTCTCTCCCCTTTTCCCCACTAAGTTTAGACACCTACCGTGTTAATGTCGTCCGGTGATCGGAGCCACTCCTCGCAGGCGAGGCTGATGCCGCGATTAACCCAGAGACGACCTTCGGAGTCAATGATTTCCCCTGACTCTGTCAGCTCTGCCTCAAGGAGCTCGTGTGCATCCGCAACCACAGAAAGCAGAATGCTTTCCTTTTCGCTTGCCTGATTGTCGCCAAGCGTGGTTGCAATCGCATGAGATTCAAGAGCGGCAACAAAGCAGGACCTGCCGCGAAGCTCCAACTCAATCTCTCGGTTTTCTGTCACTTCTTTACCCTTTCAAGGATCTGATATGCGCGCTGGCGACTGATTCCAAGCTTCCCTGAAATCTCTACCATCGTCATTCCAGAGTCCTTAAGTCTTTGGATCTCTTTCGCTCGGACCTCAAGCGACGCGAGAGCCGAAGTGGAGCGGTGTTTGTGGTTGCACCACCAGCACCGAGCAGCCTCAGGCGACGTGACCTGCTTTCCGCAATTCACGCAATTCGCCATTTGGTCGCTCCTTCCATCTTCATTGACACATTCTATATGGCTCCCATTGACATGTCAAGGGGAGCCGTGTCTTTAGTTATTGACCGTAAAACTTATGAAGGTATTCGTTAAGCAGGGGCCTCCAGACCCTAGACTGCTCCGTCTTCATCCGATGGTGAAGCCCGCAGAGGGAGACTAGGTTTTGCGGGATAGATGGACCCCTCTTCCCCAGCCCAGACCCGTTGACATGGTCAAGCTCTAGCCCGAACCTGTCGGACGGGCCGAACTGCGTACCGCAGAGACCCATCATGCCAATCTTTGGTCCGACACACCCTCCGTCTCTTTTAAAGACCTCTTGGGCGACGGCAAGGGTGACTGGGTCCTTGTGGCGAATCTTCCTTTTGATCTGGGATCGCTTCACTGTCGCCCCCGTAGGTACTCCACCAATTTGTCCATTGGTCGCAGCATGCTCTTTGGGGCGAAATAGAAGTCGTCCTCTTTCTGGCGATACTTATCAAACTTGCGCTCAACAGACCACGCGCTTGGTTTTTCAGCAGACATTGCTAGCATCTTCTTGGTTTTCTGGCTCACAAACACATATGCGATTGGGCGCTTGCTTTTGCCGTTGAATCCGCTATAGGTGTCAACGATGGCTCTCTCTAGGGGCCAAGAGGATGGGTCATCGGTGAAGTTTTGGTTAATTGACTTAACCTCAATAACATCTCCATTGGCTAGGATGATGTCTTTTTCGTTTTGCGTGAACTTAGACCACCGAGTCGGGTCTTCTTCAATCTCTAGGTCTGGGACTTCGCAGTCAATCCCCTTACTTCTTAGGTAGTCGGCGACGTACCCGTTGTACTCGTGTCCCTCCCGGTACGCCTTGAAGTAATCGTGACTCATCCGATCCTCCCTTCTTTTCCTTTACTTTCTCAGCCGACATCACTCGGCAGGGAAGACAGTAGCACGGCTGTGTGTGATACGTCTTCTCGGCGACCACGGATTATCGCTTTTTCTCGCGGGCCTCAACTTGGCGCATGATCTTATTTGACCAAGCAACACCAGCGTCTCCACCCCAAAGCGCCCATGCAATGCGACCAGCAGAAGGGAACCCGGGCTGTCCCGGCTTAAATCCCTCACCCTGCTTGTCTACTTCATGTCGAGCAAGGAATGCCCTCATCTTGCGAACGCGGGGGATCGTCATTGTGTTGCTAATAAGCATTCTTGCAGTTGTCTGACCTGGGCCTATCCCGCCACGTCCGAATTCACGTCGCCAATCAAGACCACGCTTGGCTTCGGACTTTACTGCAGAAGGAACATTCAGGCTTATGCCAGAGTAATCTGCGGCAGCGTGCTTGTCCGCTAGATCGGCTGGGGCGTGAACGCTTTGAACACCGAGCGCACGATAGGCTTCACGCGCATCTGCGTCTCCGTCAATTGCTTCAACCACCTTACCGTTGTCCTTGAGGATCTTAGAGATTTTGTACTTCCTAAACTGGAGGCCAGAGCCAGCAGGGAAGTCGCTGAGGTGAATGTCGTCGTAAGGAATGTCGTTCTCCTCAAGCCATTCCTGTGTTTCCTGCAGACGCTTCACAGACCTTGCGCTCACAATAAAGATCTTGTGGCTGTCAGACTTTCGTCGCAGGTAATCCGCGACAATCTCATTCACCTGATCCGTGCCGTCCGATGAGGTCAACGCCCCGTCAATGTCTGAAATGATAATTTCATCTCCAGCCGACTTGGTCTCGTCAATTTCAATGGTCAGCTTGAGAGAGCTCTCAAGGTCGGACGGGTTCTGATTTGGCGGGTTGCTGGACCCAGGATCTGGCTCCATATCTTCGCCATCTGGGATGCCTCCTAGGTCCGAGTCATCTGGGCTTGGTGGCTCGTTAACGGAGCCGGTGCCAAAGACAACCTTCTCTAGGTACTCTGCGTAGCGGTCTGATGGAACATATCCCTTTGGTGTCTGGAAGAGAATCTGATCGCCGATCTCACCGATGCCATCCTGACCCCGCTCTCGGAGCGCATCGTTGATTCGCAGCCAAGGAAGTCCGCCAAGCGCCATCTTGTTGTATTCGGCAATGTTCTGCTGCGCGGTTCGCCCGATCTCGGTAAAGACAAAGCGAAGGTCGGTGTCGTATCTGGCAACAACCTCTCGAGTTAGGTACTCGGCAATAAGCTCTGCGAGCGGAACAATGCCGTTGTCGTAGGTGAATGCAGCGCCAGTCTCTGATGTGCTCTTGTTCACATCAAATGAAATGCCGATGTCCTGCGGCTGAACCGCAAACACGGCGCAAATCTTTCGGGCAAGGTAGACCTGCCACTCCATGAACTGCATGTCGCGGTTTGATGCAGCGAGTGGAAGCCACTGCATGCCCTTGCCGCCGCCAGTTATAGCAATCTGGCTCTTGCCGGCAACCTCTGCTTCCCAATATGCCTTGAACGAGTCAACCTGATCTGGTCGCACGCCCTCTCCAAGATGTAGAACACCGGGAGGCGCGGCCTGCGAAACGGCTTTTGCGTTATATGCCGCCGCATCTAGGTCTGCAGCGATTGTTTCAGCAAGAACTTCAAGCGGAGAAAGTCCAATTGGGCTGTATGTCACTGGGTTCGCGATTACAACGATAAGTTCATCGTTCTTGTAAATCGCAACCTGCCGACCAGCGCTGTCAAGTTCGTAGTATCGCGGCTTGCTTTCGTCCCTGCCATCCCAGGTGGTATCAAAGGCAATGCGAGCAGCATCCTTGTTCCAGAGGTATGCAACCGGATCTGCTCCGACCCTAGATCCGACTTTCTTTTCAATCTCAATTGCGCCTTGGTCTAGAACGAGAATGTCCTCAATCACTGGCTCAATAAATGAGCGCCAAGACTCTCCCTTCGGATTTGGTCGGCGGAACAGCTCGCGCAACTTCTGAACGGTTCGTGGATTTGCGCTATCGCCAGCATCGGTGGTGACGATGTCCCACTTTGCGCGGCTGATCTGCTGTCGCCTGAGGTTCACGGCGGCGCGAATCCAAGGGTTGTTCCTTGACCATCGTCGCAATTGCTCCGTGCTCATCTTGGCAATCGTGTTTATTGACTGGGCGCCACGAGCATACGGGGCAGCGTCAGGTGCGAATGACGGGGTTGCCTTCTCCGTTGTTGGCTGCGTTCCGCCGCCGAAGAGACGCTGAAGAATGGAGCGCTGTTCTGCCATGATTACCTTCCGCTACGCTGTTTTCTGACCGCATCGGTCCAAATTGTTTCTACTGCGTCAGTATTGACAAATTTACGCATTTCGTCAATGGAGCAGTCCACTACACGTATCCCATTGACATAAGTAGTCGTTCTCTTGTTAAGCGCCTTCGCCCACCACACGGGGACGACGAATGTGCCGTCGGTGAATTGTACCTCAAGGGTGGAGTCAACGCTTGGTATCGTCATCTTCCATTTCCTCTGTGTCCGCGTCGTGCCGATGGTGCCCCTGGGGTTGCCCAAAGACGGCAAGCTCATTGTGGAGTGCCCGCATAATGCTGTCAATATCTGTGTCTGCTGTCTCCTCGTCCTCGCCCTTGAGCATCTCATCAACCCGCAGCTGGATCTTTCGGCGCTGCGGGACGCTCTGACGGCTCTTGTGGAGGTCGGTGTAGCACCACTGGCAGACGTTATAGCGCTTCTGGCCCCTTGCCCTTGGGATCATTGGTTCTGGGATCATTTCGGTCACAAGGTGGTCTGGTCCAGCAAGGATGCCGCAGGATGCGCATCGGGGGTGGGACCGCCTGCCCCTCTCGTATGACTCAATTACTGGCTGTATCTGTCGTTGGAGTCGGATCAGCGCTCGGGCCAAATCCTTTATCTGGTCGCCGGAATAGTTAATCTCGTTGCATAACGTGCATTGGAGCATTGCAGTAGTATACCACGCATATTAAGGCTATGTTGAGTTAGGGTTAAGAAATCTTACCCGTAGATTGTTACAGCTATTTTGATATGTTACAATCCTGTAGTATTAGGCGGAAAACCTGCCAAAAATCGTCAAAAGTGAGCAGAAACCTCACCTCTTGACGCAGGTAAACTATTAGTAAATTATAAGTAAAGTCATAGCAGCATTGGAGGCTCCGTGGACTTTAAGCTCTATACCAGCGCCCTAAAGGCATATACGGCCGAAAACGGCGAACTTCACGTGCTCGGCACTACGTCCTCAACCATCCGAGACCTGCACGGGGATGAGATGACCCTCTCTGCATTGAAGTCCATGGAGGAGACAGCCAAGCAGAATATGACTGTCTTCCTGAACCACAACTACAACGTTCCAGACGACATCTTCGGATCAGTCACTGACGCCCGGATTGTCAAGCGCTACGACCAAGAGTCGGGTCAGGATGTTTACGATCTTGACGTTGATGTCCGAGTAGTCGGGGAAGACGAAAACCCCCTCGCAATGAAGACCTACCGTGCGATTAAGCGCGGAGTTAAGCTTGGCCTATCTATTGGTGCCAAGGTTGATAAGGTCTCAAAGAAGAAGGGCGACGGCGGCGAGGACACCTATGTCATTGAGAGCGTCAAGCTCCTTGAGACCTCCGTTGTCGGCATCCCTGCCAATCAGCGCTCATATCTTCAGAATGCACTCAAGAGCCTTAAGCAGGCAGAGCAGTCTGGCGAGATTCAAATCAACGAGAAGGCTGGACCTGAGGACCTCTCTGAAGGAGATTACGTTCGCTGGGATTCTAGCGGCGGATCTGCACAGGGTCGCATTGAGCATGTCATGCGCGAGGGTGTCCTGGGTGTTCCAGATTCAGAATTCAGAATTAACGCAACCCCAGAAGACCCAGCGGCGCTGATTCGTATTTATCGCCCCCAGGGAAATGGCTGGCGTGAGACCGACACTCTTGTCGGTCACAAGTTTTCTACGCTCCGTAAGATTGAGAAGCTTAATCCTGCGGAGGATATTGATAAAGACGCGCAGAAGGCTGCCCCAGACGGAATCCAGACTGGCGATTACGTCAACTGGTCTGTTGGTGGTCAGCTTGCCTACGGTGAGGTTGAAGAAATCATCACCCGTGGCAGCGTCACCCTCCCCGGCTCGGAAGAGTCGGTTGAGGCGTCGCCGGAAGATCCGGTGGCAGTTGTCTGCGTCTACGCCCCACACGGCGAAGACTGGGAAGATAGTGGTGTGTATGTAGCTGTAAAGTTCAGCGCACTCACCCGAAGCAATCCGCCTGCACAGGCGGAGGAAGACGAGGAGACAGAAATGTCCGAGACCGAGAAGGATCTCGTCGCCGGGGAGGTCGTTGAGACCACCACTGCGGATGAGGTCATTGACGCGGAAAAGAAGACCCGCGTGACCGTAACTGTTAGCACGGAAGGCGATAAGCCAGCCGATGTTGCCGCTCCTACTGCTGTTGCAGAGGAGAAGGAAGAAGATGCAGCGCCTGAAGAGGTTGTTGCTTCTGCTAACTCCAATGATACTGCTGAAGAGATCGTTGAGAAGGCTGTAGAGCCAACTCCCGCCCCCTCGCCAGCACCAGCGCCGGCTCCTGAGCCAGCGCCTGCACCGAAGCCTGATGATGCGCCCAAGGCGCCAGAGGCTGATTCGGACAAGAGCTCACGCTACAAGAGTGGCGTAAGTGATCAGGTCCTTGTCGGCATCAACGGGATTCTTGCCGATCTCACCGATGAGGATCGCGATGCGGTCCTTTCCGGTCTTGGCGTCCAGAAGGACGGCGAGCCCGTGGTGGAAGAGGCCCCAATTTCCGATACTGAAGTGACCCTTGAGGTCGTTCAGGAAGCCCCTGCCGAGGTCGCTGTTGAAGCCGCCCCGGATGTGGTTGCCGAAGATGCTGCCGCTACTTCTCTGGAGGAAGTCGCTGCCATCGCCAAGTCGGCGCTCGATGCAGCCATTGCTGCGCAGCAGGAGGTTGTTGCGGTTAAGTCCGTGATAACCGAACTGGCTGCGGACAAGGCCAAGGTCGAGGGAGAACTTGCCAAGGCTCTGGATCTCGTTGGTCGTTTGATCAATGTCCCAATGGGCCGAAAGCACGCAACTGTAGAAAATACGAAGTCCACGAATGGAGAGAAGGCCCCGTGGCTGGACCCATTCATCGCGCGTCTTCTTGACGCACAGGAGTAAAAAATTATGAGCGACACACTTCGCGAGAAGCTGCAGGACGTTCACAAGGGACTTGAATCCCTGAACGACACCGCAATTGTCTCACGCACCTCGGGTGCTGAGGACAATCTCGACGTCGCAGAGGCGTATGCCGTCCAGCGCGAACTTCGCAAGAAGTTCGGCAAGATGAGCACCGCTGAGCTCGGCGAGGCACTTGACATTCAGGCTGGTCGCGAGACGGGGAAGCAGGCTTCGGCTGATATCCTTAACCGACTTGCAACCGCGAACCCAAACATTTCTAAGCTTCTGGACAGCAGCGGCGGCGCGGCTCTTATCCGACAGGACCTTGAGCCAATCCTTTATTCGCTGTTTGTAAAGCGCTTCCCAATGTTTGACCGACTGCGCAAGGAGCCTGCAAACGGCCTTGTGCACGCGTTCAACCAGCAGACCGCCTACGGCGACGCAGTCTTCCAGACGGAGACTGGCACCGTGACGGACGACAACAACACCTACGCTCGCCAGACGACGAACGTTGCCGTGCTTGCTACCCGCCGTGGTATCACGCTTAAGCAGCAGTTCGCTCTCACTGGTGGCGGGTCGCCGTTCAACGGCCTCTCGGCTGAGCTTGCTGGTGGCGTAACCGCCATCGCACACAAGCTTCAGAAGCAGGTTTTCCAGGGCAACGCCACGGTCACCTCTGGTGCAGGCGCGACCACTGAGCTCGGCGCGTATGACGCGAACGGGTTTGACGGTCTCCGCAAGCTCTTGGGTTCGGCTGCTGGACAGGGCATTATCGCGACGAAGGGCACTGCTGCCTATCTCGCCACGATTAACAGCGCTGTTGCCTCAGTTCTCGACAATGGTGGTAACCCATCAGCAATCGTTTGCTCGCCAACGGACTACGCTGGCCTTGTAAACGAGCTGACGAGCCTTGTCCGATACAACGCACCAGCATCCGATGAGGTTGCGGGCGCGACGTTTGGTCAGGTTGTTACGGCTGCTGGCGCACTCCCGATCCTTGCGGTCGCGGGCGATGCCATCGGCTCGTACACGGTCACCTCGCCAACGACGGCGAACTATCGCGATATGTACATCATTGACGAGGACACCTGGTCAATGCCGTACCTCGGCGCGGACAGCATCACGACGCTGGAGATTCCAGTGGGCGTGAACGGTGCTCTTTCCAAGCTCTACATCATGTATGTGATGTTCGGTCTTGCGAACAAGGCTCCGCAGTTCAACGCAAAGGTTCGCGTAACCGTCTAATCGTCAACTGACGATTGGTCTGGAAGGGGATCGGGCGAAAGCCCGGTCCCCTTTCTGTTACCATAAGAAGATGAGTGGTGACAACGGTTACGATCTGGCAAAAAAGATTGCCCAGAGAGCTGCGGAGAATTACGACCCCTTTTACAGGGTGGAAGTCCGTGGTCCGCTTGAGGGGAACGTCGTATTCTCAGACGGCAGCATTTACAATTTCAAAGAGGGTATTGCAATGGTTCACAGAAGGAACCTTAGCGAAGCCTACAACCTAGGGTGTAAGAGGACTAGTCGCCGCCGTCGGGTATCGCCCTAGAAACTGGCTGTAAGGCCGCGGCATCCCAAGTGAAGTGGGTTGTACCGTAGTGGCGAGTAATGGCATCAACCTTGAGCCAGATCTCTCCCCCAATGGATATCCAGTCGTTGCAGAACATGAAGTCCTCCCCAATAAAGAACCCTTCATCGTCTAGGGCGTATCTGAAGTATTCAAATGTCTGGATTGGCGCTTTCGCCTTAGCCTCTTCGCCGACCCCATCTGGCTCAAGATACACCCGACCCGGGAAGCTCTCTTGGAACTTCTCAAAAACAGAACGATGGATCACAACGCAGCCGGTGCCAATCTTTTCAGCCCGAACAAGATTTAGATCCTTGGCAATTTCGTCAAGATTCTCAGTTGAGTCCTCTCCAACAATAAAGTTTGGGGCACAGAAATAAGATGACAGGTACTCTGGCGGAACATCCTTGCCAGCAGCAAGGGTGAAGTCCCTTAACCGACCGAAGTCCATTGCGCGCTTGGAGCACGGGATGCCAACAAACTGTTTGCCGCTAAGCACGGCGCCAAGGATGTCCTTCGCGTCAACCTCAATATCACCGTCAATCATGACAAGGAAGTCGTATCCGCTAGACATAAACTGAGAGACAATCTTGTTTCTTGCTAGGGGCAGGATTGAGTTTCCCCAAACAACTCTCCAGGCAAACTTTAGACCAAACTTAGAGCATGCTCGCTGAATGTCAAGTACACTCTTTGTATATCCCCACGACATATTGCCGTCAAGGGAGGGGGTTGACACGTAGACTTTGGGCAAGTCCTGCCCGCCCTCAGCCTTCTGCTCGGCGATTTGGCGCTCCCTGTTCTCTCGTGCTTTCTTTCCCACGGGTCCTCCTTGGGTGAGATTGTATCACAGCCGTAGATCAAATAGGGGTAGACTAAAAAGACCGTTAGGAGGACAATCAGCACATGATCCGAGTCACAATTCCAGTACCAGACATCGCCACCCAGATCGCATCTTATAACAAGATTGAGATCGGTAGGGCAAGCACCAAGGCGGACGCCGACTCAAGGACTGGCACGTGGTCAAGCCTTGGTCAGGTCGTTACGCTTGTACCGACAGTAAGTAAGTACCAATATGACGACGAAGGCGCTGCTGAGGGCTATTTCCACACCTACCGCCTGATCAATAGCAGCACGAGTGCCGCTGGGTCCTACTCCACTGTCAGGGGCAAGACGCTTGGATACCTCACAGCGGAGGAGTTCCGCGACTACGAGCTCGGAGACCTCACGGACGGCGCCGGGACCGACCTATCCGATGCGGCGCTGGACTCATTCATCGGAACAGCCTCTCGGCTTGTTGACGCATACGTCGGCTATTCCTTCCAATACCGACAAACAACCGAGCGCCACGTTTGGAACCAGAAAAGTCGCCGCGTATATCCGCGAGAAAAGCCGATTGTCTCCGTTGCTGCCTTTAGGGTCTACGTTAGCAACCAGCAAAATGCGGCATTTACCGTCAATGATATTTACATCAATCCAGACCGTGGCTATGTTGAGATTACAAGCCTAGCAAATGTGACGTATTCGCTGTTCCCGGCGATTGTCGCCCTTGGGCTCATTGAGCCCGTGGCAGAGATCACATATACCCACGGTCACCAATACACGCCAACCGACATCAAGGATGCCGTTGCCATCACCGCAGTTGACCTCATTGCTCGAGATAGTCTCGCAAAGCAGGGGCTGAACGGTCTTTCTAGGCTTCGCGTCGGGGAGATGGAAATGTATTCAGATAAACCAGCCAGCGGCGCAAGTGTCCTGCAGGTGCCATCAGCAGCCTGCACCATTCTTGATCCTTATCGGTTTATCTCGGTGCGCTAATGGCGCTGCCAGGATTCGTTACAAACATCACGCTAAAAAGAGAGGGTCAGACTGGCCACGCCGCAGACGGCACCCCAACGGTGAGCGTCACGACCATTTGGACTAAAAAGGGTCATTACCAGCAACAGCAGGGTACAGAACTAAACGTTCAGACTGGTCCTGTTGAGTTTCAGGTTTACAGGTTCTGGCTGCCATTCCTTACTGGTGGCGACCGACCCTCAATGACCGACCGCCTTGTTGCTGACGGCTATGAATTTGAAGTTATAGGGATTGAGCAGGAAAGCCTGAAGCATCACCTGATTGTAAAGGCGAAACGAGCTGAGCGTTAATGGCAACAAGGGTAATTGGCAGGGGAAGCCGCTCTGGAATATCTGGAATCAATGAATCAATGGCGCTGCTTCGCGCCATGGCAAAGGCATGCGAGACACGTTCTGCAAAAACTTCCCTGAAGAAGGTGCAGGCGCAGGGCTTTGACATGATCCGCTCTGCAATTTACTACACAAAGTACGGCACAAGCCTTGGGACGATCTTTAAGAAAACAAGACCACGGGGGAAGGACGGCACATCAAAGGCTGGCTTTGGGCTGGGGACCCCAGTCAAGACTGGGCTGCTTCAGCGGTCGTTGACCACGCAAGGTGCTCCGTACAGCATCTACCAGCAAGAGGTTCACTCGGATGGAACGATGCGCGTTCAGTACGGTGGCGATCCTATAGATCCATATAGCAGGCGACCATATTTCAAATACCCAGAAGAGCTCTATGGATTCTTTGAGGAGGGCATTGAGCGCTTCCAGAGAGAGAAGACACTCCGTGCGCTCGGCAGCGACCTTGCCTCCCTATTTGGCAAGGCGCTGCAGAGGCACATTTCCGAAAGCGCTAAGCGTTCTCGGTAAGGCAGGGAAGAACCCGAAGGTCATCCCAGCCAATCTTACTTATCGTAAAGGTTAAAAGCCCAGGCGCAGACTTCACTCCAGCCGTCTCAGTAAACCACTGAGAGCCACCATCAAGAGATGGTGCCTGAATGTGCGTCCTGATCCCCTCAGTAAGGACCGAGAGATGGTGGTAGTGGCCTGTCACCAGAATGGTTGCGTCTGCAACCCTCTGCATTCCATACGCCTGATCCTTCCACCATGCCTTGATCTTTGCGGCTGATACCGCGCCTCCCCGACGGGCCTGATGCCCGTGGGCGAGCCCAAGGATTGTGCCGTGAACATCCATTGTTAGCGTGAGTTCGTCCTGCGGGAACATGAAAGTCACATTCCCATACACATCTGGGTTGGCAGCAAGGATCTCTGCAACCTGCTCAAACACCGCAACATCGTCGTTGTCGCTGAATGTTGTGTATGCCTTTCCATTGCGTCGGTTCTCTCCGTGGTTCCCCGGAACCGAAGCGACCACAACCCTCGGGGCAATCTTCGCCCATGAGGTTAGTGCCTTGACAAGAAGTCGTCGCACGACCTTAACCTGCTCTCGCCGATCAAGATCGTTCTGGAAGGTTTGCATGGCGTAGTGGCCGTCGCAAGACTCAATGAGGTCCCCGAGACCAAGCACCACAAGCCTATCAAGCTTCCTGCCCGTCTTCACGAGCTCTTTCCAGCGATTCTCAACCTCATTAATTCCGGCTAGGAATCTAGAGACGATGCCCTCGGAGCCGCCCCCTTCACCTTTGCCCATCTGAAGGTCTGAGATTCCCACGACAAGTGCCGTGTCGCCATCAAATGTTGTGACTTTTCCGGGCTTATGCTTTTTTATTTCATCAATAAGATCATTCAGGTCAACGCCGCGCTCTACGCTTTTGCGAACGACCTTACCCTTCCATTGGCGATTTGGAACGCCCTCTGGGTTACCCCAAACATTAAAAAGGATTGGCTCAACAACCTCAAAGTGGTCGGGATCAAGACCCCACACCTTAAGTACTGCTGACCAATCCGCCGCCTGATCAAGCGGACCACCACTTGTCGTAACGGTTCCTTCATTTCCGTTCCATGTGATTCCTGGCTCCCAGCCCTCTGGGTGCTGCCTTTTCGGTCGTTTTGCATCTAATCGTTCTGACTGTATTGCTTTCAGTTCGTCTAGATCACTCACTGCAGACACACTCCCCTCGTCGGTGGCGGGCAACAGTGTGTCGCCTCACCTCGTGACCCTTGCGATCAAGCCATACGCTGATCGTGCTGGCGTCAATGGTTTTATCCGCGAGCGCCTCAAGGAGCGCCTCTCGGTCCTTGCCCTCAAGGACTCTTGAAACAAGACCTGCGGTGCACTTTGCTCCGCGCGGTTTAAACGACTGCATCTTTTGCAGTTCAGCAAGAGCGGTTGCCCTGCTTGTCATTTAACCTCCCTGACCTAGCCCGGCTACGGGGTAGGCACTAGTTGCCCCAACGGATAGCAGTATACAACACAGAACAGCTGGGTGTCCACAATGATAGTGTGGAAATGTGGGTTAGGGAACGAACCTTAGGGCAATAGCAATAGCCGCCACAATAATAGCAATAGCCGCTGCAGAGTCTGGCGCTATCCAGCGAAGGATGCCCTTGACCTGCCCGTCGGCTGCGTCCCTCTTCTCAAGGCTTACCACGATCTTTTGGACATCTTCGTGGATGTTGTTAACCTTGCCCTCAATGCTGCTAACCCTTCTGGTCAGGTCGTCCATTTTTGCATCCATGTGGCCCCTCCAATAGGAAAGCGCAAGGTCCTCCTCTTGGGAGGCGCGTAGGTCTTTGGGGATCTTGGCTGCTGCCATGCCGCATATTGTTACAGTAGTGACTATAAATGTCTATATGTTGTGGAACTGCGTAGATTGCGCCTCTATTGGCTCCCTTAACAAATACGCGTAGAGTATGGACATGGTTGGTGTGTACGAATCGTTCTTTACCGCGTTGGGCGGGGATGCCACGCTCCAGACGTTGCTCTCCGGTTCAAACACGGATAAGAAGGTGTACCCCATTTACCATGTCGGACAGAGCAATCTGCCGGCGATTCGGATAGCTGTGCTTAGCGGCTCAGCGGATGTTGGCCTTCCGATAGATCGTCCAACAGTAGACGTTCTCATCTCCAGTGGGACCAGTACTACTGAACTTAATACGATTTCGGCAAGGGTGGACACGTTGATTAACCGAAAGCGGCTCTCGGGTCCAAATGGGGTCGTAGTGCACCTCTGTCAAAAGGTTTACGAGGCAGATGGGTATGACGATCAGGCACTGGAATATCGGAGAATCATCCGATATAACCTAATAAAATCTTAACGCAAGGAGCACAATAATGCTTACGCTTGGATCAGGCGTACTAGAGGTGGCTTACTGGGTGAGCGGCCGCGCGAAGGGTACCTCAGCGTACTTTACTTCTGCGTCGGGCGGATACACCGCGGTATTCTCCATCGGACAGATCGCCGGAGATGTCGAGTTTGACATCAATTATCAGGAGCGCGAATTCTACGGTCAGTTCAACTTCCCTATCATGAAGGCACACTTCGGTGGTAAGGTTGAGGCGCGTGCGCGTCAAGTTGAGCTTAACGTAAACTCGCTCAAGAACTTCTTCAATAGCAACGGAACCGCTTCGTTCATCAGCACGTCCGAGCCAAGCTCGTTCGTGTTTGATCCAGACGTTGACGGCGGCTCGGGACAGGCGACCACGGCAGGAGCCGGTCTCCCACGCCCACTCTACGTGCGCTTTACGCACCAGCGGACCGATGACTCGTCCAAGACGGTCAAGATCCACTTGCCAAAGGCGTACACGATGAGCCTTAACATTCCGTTCACCCGAGAAGACATCATCGTTCAGGATGTTGACTTCATGGCGGTTGTGGACACCTCGCTTCTCGTGACGACTGGTGGCACGGCTGAGCCGACCATCGTCCTCATTGAGGCGTAATTAAAGCCTTAGCGCTTTAATCTGTGGGGTCGGGGGCTTCGGCTCTCGACCCCACATAGATCCCCCAGTCTTCACAATGGGGAAAGATATGGGTATAATGTACCCGCCCCCACCAAAGTACGACATGTGTCGTCTGGTCGGGCATAGATGTAAATAGCAGCCACGGGTTGCTAGGGAGAAATATGTCAAACCTCGCGGAACTTAAGGGTAAGAAAGCCCTCAATCTCAACGACCTTGCGGAGCTTGAGACGGAGTTTGGTCCACTTGACGTGATTGACCTTGCTCGATTCGTCGTCATTCGCAAGATCCTCTGGCTTGTGCTCAAGAAGGAAGAGCCAGGCATCACGCTCAACGACGTCGGGGAGCGATTCAACCTCCTGACAATGCAGGAGGAAACCAACAAGGTTCTTAAGGCTAGTGGTCTTCTTGGAAGCGACGAGGCCGCTCAGGGAAAAGAGGAAGCGACTGGGGCAGCATAAACTGGGGTGAGCTCTCGGCGTCCTATTCGGACGCCTTTGGGTTCACACCAGAACAGTTTCTCCAGCTCACCCTTCCGCAGCTATCGGATTTCGCGGGGTACGCCGAAAAACGAGACCGAGAGATGCAGAGGTCGAGTAAGTCGCCTTCCTCAGGATCTGGCGGTCAAAGCACTGGATCTAAACAGTCTCTTGATCAGATGGTAAGCCAATTCGGAACATCAAAAGCGAAGGCGGAACTTCTAAATAATGGCTGAAGAACAGATCAGAACTAATGTCACCATAGGCGTGGGTGTTGAGGGTGGCGACTCAGCCGCGCAGCGCCTCAACAAACTTGCACTTCAGCTTGGCGCGCTTGAGAAAACAGCTGGTGCCATGCGCGGACTGGCAAATCTTCCGATTCAGTTTAAAGACCTTATTGCGTCCTCTTACAACTCAGCCAAGGGTCTTGAGGCAACCAAGGATCAGGCTAAGGCTCTCAAGCCAGCCATTCAAGCAATTGGCACCGCGGTTAAGGGGCTTGGTCTCCCAGATGCCGTCCTTAAGTCCGCTGGTCTTGATGATAAGTCCTTGCGTGCTGCCGGAAAGAATGCCGGTGCATTTGAGACGCTTATTGAAAACCTTTCAAAGACGCGCATTCGTGCGATTGACCAGGCTGCGGCATCCACTGGCAAGGCAGAAAAACTTTCTGCGGAGCTTGGAATTGCTCGGTCTGCCGCAATTCGCGAAGAAGTGGCTGCAGCAAAAGACCTAAAGGCAGCACTTCGCGAAACCAAGCTACCAGTAGCACCAGCAGTTCCAGCAATTCGGGCACAGGCCTTGCTTGGTCAAGGTCCGCTGGTTTCCAGAGCCCGACGACCGACTGCGATCCCAGCAATCGCTGACGTCACTGATCGTGCCACGACATCACTTGCTAGAGAAGCATCGGCGGCAAAAGAAACTGCCGTTGCGATGAAGGGCTTGGCTGAGGCCAAGAAGCAAGTAGTCACTGGAGAGAAGTCGGTTGCCGCAAGCACCGGCAAGGTGATTGACCAGTTGATGAAGGAGATGAGGGCTGCGCCAAAAGCCGCTGCTGCACTTCATCAAATGCTTCGCCGCATGGAGGCAGCCAGTAACCCTAAATATGCAAGGGGCTTCGCTCAAGCCGGTCAATCCCTAGACAATGTCTCAAGATCCGCACAGAAAACTGCAACAGGTTTTCTTGGTGCCGCAAGGGCTGGAGACTCTTTCCTTGGCCAGGTAAAGCAGGTTGCCGTAATGGCAACAAGCTTCTCAATCCTTCAGGGTGTTGCAGGCAAGCTTCAAGAGGGATTCCACCACCTCACCGGCGGAATCATCGGCTTCAACCAAATGTTGGAGCGAACACAAGTAGGCTTCAATAGGCTCTTTGCAAACCAAGCACAGCAAGTAGAGATTGCGCGCGGATTTGGTGATATGACCAAAGAGGTTGAATACCTCAAAATGGGCTACGAAAGCGCTGATGCTGCTGCTGCTGGTGTTGTTGAAACAATCCGAGATTTTGCCAACGTCACGCCATTCCGATTTCAAGAACTTGCCCAGGCGACCCTGCGCATGCGCGCGTTCGGATTCGGCCTTGATGAGGTTCTGTATAAATCAAACGCAACAGAAAGCGGATTTGACGGCGCTGTAGTTGCAATCGGAGATGCCGTATCGGCACTTGGTGGCGGCGCACTGGAGTTCCAGAGGATCACCTACGCCCTTGGCCAGATGAAGCAAGCTGGTCGCGTCTACCAGAACGACATGATGCAATTGGCAAACGCCGGAATCGGCGGATACCAATACATCGCCGACCAGTTGAAGTTGGAAATTACCAAAAATGGCAGCGGTCAAAGGGAGGACGTAAAAGAACAACATAAAGAGCTTTACGATGATCTTTCCAACAACACCATTGAAACCGTTCGCAGGCTTACGACTAACGGAGAGATCTCGGGAGAGGCCGCCTCCAGGGCAATTATTAAGGGGCTCAAGAGGGACTTCGGCGGCGGGATGAAGGACTTCTCAAGGACATTCGTCGGTGCGTGGTCAACCCTTGCAGACACCTCGCAGAGCCTTGTTGCCACTGCATTTGAGCCGTTCTACAAAGACCTAGTCAAGCAGCTTTATGACCTTGGTCAATTTTTCCAAGGCCCAGAGGCAGCAGAGATTGCCAAGAGCTTCCAGCCGATAGTCCAAGGAATTACCGATGACCTATTTAAGCTTGTTCGTCGAGTTAGCAGCATTGTCGGTAAGATCGTTTCAGATGTGGGCGGTGCCTTTGGTGGCGTAAAGGCCCAGTTCTCCAGCCTTGGCATTAACGGCGGGGATGTGCTGAGCACGCTTCGTGATGGAATAATTGTCATAACTGACCTGCTTCAGAATGATATGACAAGAAGCATTATTACAACCAGCGTTGCGTTCGCCAGCCTCCTTGGGTTTGCGAGATCAAACCCAATGCTTACCGCGATTATGGGAATTATATTTGCCCTTGGCGCACTTCGCCAGGCATACATTGTCAACTTCCTTGGCTTTGCGGATGCTATTAACGGTCTTGTCCGTTCAATTACTCCACTTATCAACAGTATCAAGGAAGATCTGATTCCAGCCCTTGGTGATGTTGGCGCATTTGTCGCGCAATACATTATTTCTGGCCTGATCGTTGCGTTTAAAATTGCTGCACCATTTATACATCTTGTTGTACAGGCAGTAGCTGGCCTGCTAAAAGTTATTAAGCCGCTTGCACCACTGATTGCCGCCCTAGTCGTTGCACTTGTGACCAGGTTTGCTTATAGCAAGATTGTTTCAGGATTCCAAAGTGTTGCAATTGCAATTATGCGAGCCGCAGTTCAAATGCGAATATTTGGTAGAGAGGCGGCAATTGCCTCTGCAAAGGCTCAGGCAGCCAGCACCGCATTAGTCCCCTACGGTCCGACACGGGATCAACTTGGAGTCGTTCCCTACGGTCCAACACGAGCCCAACTTGGAGCTGGCCCTGCGCCAACCAGTAGATTTGGATCATTTATGGGCGGCGTTGGAAACAACGCTATGGGGATTGGACTAGCCGGCACAATTGCTGCGAGCCTTGCCGAGATGGCGGGTGCACCGCAAGAGATTACATCAGTTGTGCAAGCCGTCTCCTCTGCTCTGATGGGATTTGGCGTTCTCAAGCAGTTGTTCCCTGGGAGCGTACTAGCCGCGATAAAGAGTGGACTCGCTGGCGTTGCCCTGAAATTTGGAACGCTTCTTACTAACCTTGGCGGCGGGGCCCTTGTTGCTAACCTTTCTGGTCTTGCGCCAGCAATTGTAAGTCTTGGTGCCGCATTCAGTTTGGGTCCAACCGCACTATTGATTGCATTCGCTGCAGCAATTGGGATCGCTGCTGCCGCTGTTGCAAATGGTCTGAATTCAATAAATCAAGACATTCCTCAGGTTGCATCTGCAAAAATTATGCAGGCTGGCTTTGAGGAGATGCGAGAAAAGTTTGGCCTCAACAAGAAGGGACCAGAGGCACCGAAGAGAACCGCAACTGAAATTGTTCAAGACCGATCCAATTACGAAAGAAATTACAAGTCTCAGAAAGACGAAGAGCGCAACGAGAACATGCTCCGATACAAGTTTATCCGAGAGGGTGCTGGGCTTGCCGCACTAAAGGAGAGGGAAGAACAGGACAAAATTGATAAGGCAACCAAAGAGGAGATGGATCTTCTGGTCGCTCGGGAGAAGGCGTCGGAGGCTGCTCAGGCACGCAAAAATAAGTTGCAAGAGAAGTACAACAGACTTCTCGGGCAGGCCCAGCAGAAGCTTCAGGCAACCCAATCTGCCCTTCAGGACCTTGCCACGAAAACGCTTCAGTCGCTTCTTGATACAAACATTGCAAGGATCAACCCATTTACCGGATTGGTTGATGAGGCTCTAGAGCTTGAGGATGTCTTGCGCATCCAGCAGGAGATGCTCTTCACAAACTTTGAGACCATTACTGGAACAACGAAGTCTTTTGAAGAATATGCCGACATCCTTGACGCAATTGCTCCTTTGCAAGAAAAGGACCGAACCGAGGGCAAGATTAATCTTGCGGCGGTTACCCAGCGACTAAAGCTTGAAAAAGAACGACGACGAGAGCTTGAGCTTATTCGTAAGAACGCCGAGATTGAATACGACCTTGGCCTTGCAACCCTCCAGCAGTACGACGCAAGTGTTGACCCCCTCCAGAGGGCGGTAAATCTTAGAAAGGCACAGGCTCAATACGAAACCGACATCCGCGACTCGCAGATGTCTGGTCTGGAGCTCGCCCTTGATCAGGCTACCGGCTCCAACCAGTGGGCAGTAGCCCAGAAGCAAACCGATGCAAAGCTTCGGGACATTGAGGCTGGTCAGTCGCTGATTCTCGGGGAGATGGAGCGCCGTTTTGAGGTTTATAACGAGCGTGTTGCGGCCATCATGGCAAATCCAAACTTCAGCGAGGAAACACGTACCCAAAAGCTGAAGGAAGCGACCGATTCCCTTGTTGCCGATCTGGAAACGAACTTCGGTGTCACAAAAGAGAAGATGGATGAGCAGTTTGCCTTGCTCAACGCCCAGATTGGCATCGCAAGAGACGCAACGGATAAATCGTTTGCGGGATTCATGGGCGCCCTTTCAAATCCAACTCTTCCAGTAATTACTTGGGGGCAAAGCCTTAAGGTCTCTCTAGACGGTGCTTTCAATAGCATTTACGACAATATGCTTGAGCACTTTAAGAAAATTTCTGTTCTGGCGGAAAAGATTAAAGATATCGCGGCTGGCGGCAGCGGCACGCCAGCGGCGCCAAAAGAACCAGCAAAACGCACAACCGAAGAGGGACAAAAAACTCTTATTGAGCAGGTCCGGGCGCGCCTAATGGCCGGCACGACAATGTATGGCAGGGATAAGTTCCTTGCAATTAAAAAGGTAGTTGATCCAAAGATCAATAAACTCTCTGGACTTGTTGGAAATAACGCAGGGTTTGAGGATCAGCTTGATAAGGTTCGTCAGAGCCTTAGGAACTATGGTCTCCGCCGCGGTGGCATGGCGATGGGGGGGAACCCATATCTTGTCGGTGAGGGCGGTCCAGAGTTGTTCCTGCCACGCAGCAGCGGCCTTGTGCTAAACAACAGCGTCTCGTCCCGCTTGATGTCAATGCTCACCGGTCGCCCTGATCAGGCTGGTTCAAATGTTACAATTAACGTCAACAACCCTGTAATCAGGAACGAAAATGACATTAGGAAGCTTGCGCTGGAAATCTCAAGAGTTCAGGCAAGCCAGTTTAGGACTGAGGGCGGGAGGCTCTAATGGCTGAAATTCGCGTATACATCCAGCCCCGGCTTCCTGCTGCCTCCAGTCAAACAGCGTTCTATGACTTCAGCAAGCATGTTGAGTTTGACTCCCTTGAGTGGGAGCAGAACGATCAGGGCAATGCCTCAACAATGCGGGCAAACATCTACAGCATCATGCCCGTCAGCACCACGAACTGGGCATCGTACACAGGGGCGACAGAGGCCATCAAGATCCAAAACGCCATAGACGATCAGTTCTACCACCTCGATATCCCCTCTAGGACAGAAATCCAGATTCGCGACGTATCCACGAGCCCGCACACCATCCTTTGGGGCGGGGTTGTCACAAGGGTTTCCGAGAACCGAGATGGCGGTGCCATTGTTGGCTCCATTGACGCGGTGGACTATACCGCGCTCCTTGATGAGGCTGTTGCCCTTGAGTTCACGCCGCTTGCAAACTCAACCATCAAGCAGACCATCACTAGCGGCACGTACACGTTTACCCCGAGCTTTGCTGAGAGGACTGCGGGTCTGGCGGCGATCACCGTCAGCTCAATCTCAGTTGGTGCCCCGTATAGCCGAAACCTTGAGATCGGTGACACCATCGTCGTAAACATTAGCGACGATACCTACGACGGTGTGCACAAGATTACTGGCATCGCGTCAGAGGGGAGCACCTACAAGCTTAGATTCCAGCAGTATTCCAATGTGGCGGATAGCGCAAGCGCTGCAGTAACTGGAGCGGTCAGCGTGCCGGGGTTCATGACTACGGCCAACGCGCCCCAGTTGGACTCTCGCGTTTCCACCATTGCAGGAAATATTACCGATCTGAATCCTGATTGGCGCTGGAGCCCGCGCAACCCAGACATCACTCGGGCGGTTAGCAATGCAGCCCGCACAACCACGACAGCAACTATTACAACGCCACTACCCCATGGCTTTGGTCAAGATCGCGTCGTGACCATTGCCCTGACCAACGGCCCGTCTGGCTTCGCGGATCTAAACGGGTCATTTGTTATTGCGTCAGTCCCAACTGACACCACCTTTACCTACACGACAATTACGAGCGGAACGATTACCTCTGGTGCAGCGACAGGAACTGCTGCCTGCGCTGGTGAAATCACTCCAACCCCAATGAAGGGCGGAACCCTTTCAAGGAACCTGCAATATGCGGTAGAGCGTGGAAACGGTGTGTTCTACCTTGGCGCAGGGACACTTGATGGCGGCGGAAACCTCACGATCCCACTGAACGTAAAGAGCAAGGCGCTGAGCGACCTAATCACCAATGGTCTCTTTGATGCCAACAAGACTGTCAGTGTCTCAAAGATTACAAGCTCAGCATCAACGGCAAAGACGGCAACCACTGCCTACCCGCATGGTCTTTACACTGGGTATTCGGTCACGGTCTCTGGGGCTACTGGCACTAATGCGGCTGACGTAAACGGCAACACCTACACAATTACCGTCACCTCCTCAACCACATTTACGTTTACTGCAGCAACTTCTAATGCGCTGAATCTCACGGGTGGCTCTATTGCAATCACCGCAGGCTCTGGTTGGTCGGTTGGCTCATATTCAGTAGACACAACTGGAGCCACTGGCCCATACGGTGTCGGTAATAGCGTCTATTACGTCGGCAACGACCATCAGGACGCAGAGCTCGCAAGCACAAACAGGATTGCAGTCACTGCTGGGGAGAGGTATTTCTTCTCTTGGAGAACAAAGGCGGAGCACTATAACAAGGCACATCTTCATGTCAAGTTCTATGACTCTGGCGGTACGTTTGTCGGCAACTCTCATGGATACGATATATGCAAAGTGGATAGCCCAAACAATGAGTGGAGCCGAAACTACGGTCTAATTCAGGTTCCCGCAACGGCAACCCAGATGACTCCAGTGCTGCATCACGAATCGTTTGCAAGCTCGCATAGCGTCTACTACACGGATATCCAGGCGATCAAGCTCACGGGAGCCTTTGGCTTTAGCGATCGAGTAGCCGAGGATGAGTCCTACTACAACGGTCTGACAAGCGGAAGCATTGACCTCCGAGACTTTGAGAATCCTAGCGCCCCAGAGGAGTCTGGCGAGGCGTCTAACAGAATCTATGTCTACGCCCCATACACGGTAGAAGATCCGCTTACTGGGGCAAGGCAGGTCACCGCATACCGCAACACCTATGACTTCGTTCAGGGCGTTTGGTCTGCTGGCGGAAAGAGGATTGAAGCCTCAATCGTTGAGCTAGATGCAACAGACGAAACAACCGCAATGCTCACCGCACAGCAATACTTCAAGGAGCGCGGTATCTCCCTGCGCTCGTTTGAGTTTGAACACATCTCTGGACCACTGAACGTTGGGGATGTTATTCCATTCATCTGGAACGAGTTGGGAATTGCAGAGGCCCTCGTTGTCCGCCGACAGGTCGGATACCTCATTGGTCAAGAGGTGTTCTATCGGGTGCAACTGGGTGGTGACATGTCGTTCCAGCGCTCCACCATGTACCTTGTTGAGCGAAGGCTCAAGGAAATTACTGGGGATGCCGCATACTTCTCGCCACCGCCAAGCCCATACCCAGGCTATCCAACTGAAGGCGGCATCGTCACCCCAGCGTCGCCGTCTGGTGATGCGGGGTCGGAGAAAATTGACATCTCGTGGGAATACCCGCAAAGCGTATTAAGCGGGGCTTCTTTCGGCGGATTCGTTGTTCTTCGCAGCGGGGACGCTGGAGATAACTGGGTCAAGGCGAGCACTGGGGAGGCGATCCTCACTGCACAAAACCCACTTGCACCAGACACAGCCGTACCATCATTTACCGACACGACAGTTACGGCATCAACTGGGTATGTCTACAAGGTTGCCGCCGTTGACGTCTCTGGCGCTGCTCCAGTGCTTACTGAGTATTCTGCTGAAACTACCACCCTCACTCCAACTGCACCGGGCGGAGCGGATTTTACTGACGCCTATGACGGGCTTGGGCTAAATATCCCCAAAATTGTTGACAGTGTTGATCACTATAATGGTTATGCAAAAAATATTGCAACCCTTGCGAGTGGTGCGTCCACAACGGCAACAGTAACGATTACCGGCGGGCACGGGATGACAACCGGGTCTGGGGAGGTCTATGTAGTCCACATCAAAGGCGTTACTGGTGCAAATAGCGGCGACGTCCCTGATGGGTACTACGCAGCAACCTACGCAACCTCCACAACATTCACAATCACAAAAACAGGAACTAACTCTCTCAGCCTTTCTGGTGGTATAGCAACGATTTATCGTGTCGGTGGCGGGTTCTTGGTTGAAACGGTTTCTTACACCCTTACCGGAACCCCAGGAAGCGTTGAAACTCAATACCCACTCGGTCAACTTGTTTATGCCGAGAATGATGGAAAGCTTTACCGAAACGGAAAAGTAGGAACCAACCTCTTTGACTACTACTGGACTCGTGCTGCTGTAGACGCAATTGATGTGTCGGCAGACGGTCAGGTATCTATTTCTGCCGACCGATTAACGGCTGGAACAATTGATGCGGGAATCATTAATGTTACAAATCTTAATGCCAGCGACATCACGACTGGCACGCTTACATCTATTGCAATTAATGCAGGCTCTGGCACCTTCTCTGTCACAAGCGGTGGCGCGCTCACGGCATCTAGCGCAACAATTACTGGATCTGTCACTGCTACATCAGGAACTATTGCTGGCTGGACCGCGACAACGGTTGGAGACGACAGGTTGCACGCTGGGTCTGGAAGCAACTTTGTTGGTCTTTCAACAGGATCAACTGCAATATTTGCCGGCGCAACATCAAGCACTGGCACTGGAGCGCTTTTCTCCGTAACCTCTGCTGGCGCAATGACGGCAACTGGTGCAGCACTCACATCGGTTGGGGTTAGCGGAACAACATCTTTGCCAGGGATATTGATTAGCAAGCCAGCAGATAAGGGAGATATCGCTGTTCCAAGTGGGCAGGCACTTACTATGGGTTTCTGGAATGGGTCAACCCTTGATGCCAGAATTAATATCAACAGCTCTGGAAACACAACAATAAGTGGCCGAACAACTCTTGATATTCAGGGTGGAATAAATTTCTACGACGGTACAACAAACCGAGGAAGGCTTCGCGCAAGTACGGCAACCAGTCGTATCGTTAGCGAGGTTCCGCTTAACGTTGATGGGTTGCTTACTGTAAGTACTGGGGGGATTGATGTTACTGGGTCGGCAACATTTAGCAGCGGCATAAGTGCGCTTGGAAATATAAGCTGTGGAGCAATCATTCAAACAACTGGTTCAACCAACCACTTCCAATACACTGAAGTACCAGCTGCAACAACGACTTCAAATCCAAACACCGTAACTGGGGTTATGTTCGTTGAGCTTGTATCTGGTGTATACCGATTTAGAAGGTCTACAACCGCATCATATGCGTCAGTAAAAAAGAATATAGAGCCAGCAGAAAATTATTTGACTCCCCAGCAGTTTTCTGCGTTGAATTTCATTAGATACCAATATGACGCTGAAAAACTTATTGCGCAATTCCCAATTTATGATGAGGTCTCAGAACAGGTGCAGTACGGACTAGCGATAGAGCAGCTGAAAGAGGCAATTCCAAGTGCAGTCGTTGCGCCGGATATTGAAAACTACCCAGAGACCATTGACTGGCAGCAGATATACATTGCTGCAATGGTTTCGCTACAGGATGCAGTCCAGAGGATTGAAGCCCTTGAGGCACGCATCGCAGAACTAGAGACATAAGACTAGGCTTTAACCTCAAGCTATAATTGCTTGTCAACACTAGACCTATACGGAGGTACCAATGGCAACGCATTTCCGCGTAAAGTCCCAGCTTGACCACGAAGAGAAGGGCGGCATCCTTGATGACTGCGGCCCGTCCAGCGTGGCTGCGGCTGTTTCGTGGGCATTCAAGTACACCAAGGACTTCTCTGCGGCTGAAGGTATTGCCGCCAAGGAGAAGGCAACCGGGCACAAGGACAAGCAGGGCGTGTCCGACAACGGCTCGTCTCTTGGGGACTTGATTAAGACCTCTAAGGTGCTTGGCGCTAACGCTCGTTTCGCGAAGTCGTGGGACGATGTGGTCAGTTCTGCAAAGGCTGGCGCTGGTCTTATCGTCTGGGTTCAGCAGCCAATTGGCTACCCAGAGGGACTGCAGGTATCAAGCTGGCACAGCAGGTGGGCTGCTTATTGGTCAAAGAAGGACAACAGTCACATCAAGAATGGCTACGGCCACATGACCGCTGCTGCTTTTGACCCAGAGCTTGGATGGCAGTGGGCGTGCCCAACCCGTTCGGGCAAGGGCAAGGAGCAGTTTGGCGTGATCGTGACGGAAGCCCAGTTGAAGCAGATTGCTGATTCAAAGCGTGTAAGCAAGCAGCACAATGGCGCGCCTCACCAGCATGTTATTATAATCTCTGCTCCTGCAGTTGCTGCAACACCTGCACCAGCAGTAAAACCAGTCCCATGCCCAGCTTGCGGCGGCACGGGCGTAAAGAAGTAAGGAGAAAACATGGCATCAATCATCAACGGAATTAAGTGGATCGCCAACAACACGGGCATTGACGAGATGCTCCTAGAGGCTGGTCGTGCCTTCTTGGCAACCAGCATTGCAGTAGCCCTTGGACTTGGAATCCCACTGCTCGACATCAGCGGTGGCGACTTCCGAATGGTCCTTTCCGCCGGTCTGGCAGCCTGCTTGCAGGTTATTGTCCGAGCCCTTAACCCTGAGGATGCCAAGTTTGGCGTCGGCAAGGCGAAGCAGGCTCGCGCTGATCAGGACGCGGTAAACCAGATCCAGGGAAGCGCCCTTGACACCGACGGCGATGGGATTGCCGACGAGCTCACTGGCAGCCTTGCCAACGAAGCGTTTGACGATTCCGAACCGACCAAGTAATCGGTAGGTAACAGAAGACCCGCCCTTCGGGGCGGGTCTTTTGCTATACTGGACATATGCCAGCCTACGATTTTAAGTGTGATCCATGCGACCTTACGACTGAGGTTGTGCGCCCTATGTCTGATGACTCAAAGGTCTTTTGCGAAAAGTGCAAGGGTGAGATGCGCATGAACTTTTCATCGCCAAAAATCGTCTACAAGGGATCAGGCTGGGCATGGCAGGAGAAGATCCCTCAGAACACCGACGTCGTTATCGGCTGATCAGTCCTCGCGCGAGATGCGCAGTGGCATTGTCACAAGCCAGGCAACACACAGCCAGAGCAGCATGATGCCGACAAAGTTGCGCGTATCGCCATCTGGGAGAACAATCCAACCAACGAGCAGTCCGAAGACTGTCCACGACTGTGACACGAGCTCATTGATTACTTTTGGCAAGAGGTCTCTAACGGCTTCGCCGATTCCAGACAGGCGCTTCTTGACCTTCTTTGGCCATGCGCTTACCGTCCACCAGACGGCTAGATAGATATCCTTAAGTGCGTCCATAAAACTCCTTATCTATTGCGGCGATGAGAGCGCCCGCCGCCAGTTCGCTTATCAGATGACCCACCGCCACCACCGCCGCCACCGCCGCCACCAGATGGGGACGATGCGCCAGCACGAGCCGCAGCAGCCACAGCGTTCTGGGCAACTTGCGACATGACCACGGCAGCGATGATTGTCGGAGCAGCTTCCTCGCGCTCCTCTTCGGTAACATCATTACCTAAATT